CGTCGCACCGAGGACTATTGCGCCACCCTCTGGCGGCAGCGCGAGGTAACCGAGTCCCACCCGGGCAATGGTCGCACTATGCTTTATCTCTACCGCCGTCCGGTGGCCGAGGTAGCAGCTGTATCTGTTGGCGGGGTACTGCTATCACCTAGCGACTTTGCCGTGCGCACAGGCTCGGGCTTGCTTATCGGTCACTGGCCTCAGGGCGTTGATATCGAGGTCACCTATACCGCTGGAATGGTGCCACCCGGGGCAGAGCCAGTTGAGGAGGTTCCCGAGGCAGTATCGGCAGTTCTTGCCTGTATTGCCGCTTGGTACAACAACCCCACCGGGGCAACCTCGGAGTCAGTAACCGGGATAGGCTCGGTCTCATATGATGCCGAGCTGGAGCTTCCTCAGATCGCCAAGGCTCGTTTGTCATCACTCCGCCAGAGGCCAATCCTGTGAACACCCAAGTCTTAGCTGATAAGTGCGAGGTTGAGGTGGCCGTCATAGTCAACACCCACGAGGGCGACATCAACGAGTGGATGCCGCTTGGATCTTACTGGTGTCGGCGCATACCACTGGACGTATCCACCCGTTTGTCTTACCAGCAGAAAAACACCGAGGCCACCCATCGCTTTGTCTTTGGAAAAGACCACGTCTTAAGGCTGGGTGTCCATCGCATCAAAATGCGGGGAACAGTCTATGAGCTGGTCGAGTCATCACTTAACCTTGATGGGCAGGTAACAGTTCTGACCAAAGAGGTCCTGTCCTGATGGGGATAGAAGTCCAGTTTAACAGCGCCCTAAATCAGTTCGCTGACACCCTTAACCGGCAGATGAAAAACCGCATGACCCGCGCTTGCCAGAAGGTTCAGGGCAAGGCCGTTGACCTCATCCGTAATCCCTCCAGTGGGGGGCGCACCTATAAACGGGGTGGGGTTACCCACATGGCATCACCGCCAGGGGCGCCGCCCAACGCTGATACCGGACAACTGATGAAATCAATCGCCTATCAGGTGTCTGGGGACGGCACCGAGGGGGTAATCGGTACACCCCTGACTTACGGACTTCTGCTCGAGATGGGAACGTCCAGAATGGCCCCCAGACCATGGCTTCAGCCGGCCTTGGACCAGTCGAGGGATGAGGTTAAGAAAATCCTTGGAGAGAGGTTAAACAATGCCAACACTTAACGATCTAACACCAATTACAGCCACCGAAATCGCCGTCGAAAGCGAATGGCGGCAGAAAGTAGAACACGAGCTTACCCCGGAGCAGCTGGCCACCAAGCGTGCGATGGATCAGGAGTGGTTTGATGCCTGCGAGGCTAGGGCAAAAGCTTTCCTGCTTAACCCCGACGGCACAAGGAGCACCTACACCAAAGAGGAGTGGGACTCCTGGAGTGCCGAGGGGGGAGAGTTGTGGAAGGCTTTTGAAATACGCTGCCACGAGGCCGGGTTGTACGAGGAGATAACCTTGGATGACCGCATAGCCCGGGCCGAGGCTATAGTTGCTGAGGCTACCGCCGAGGTATCCCGCCTTAATGTCGTCAGGGCAGATGTTCTTGCCCGGGAGGAGGCCGCTAGGCAGGCCGAGATTGGGGGAAAAACCCCTGGGGATGTAACTATGCCCGGGAGCAAGGGTAGCTAGATGGCCGCCTCTTTCCACTTTTTGGACACCCCAGTTGCTGTACCGGTAGGGACAGCTTTCACGTGGAATATCCGGTATGCAGCCAATTACGTGCCCATGTCGGGTACTACCGGTATCATATTGCGGGCACAATCATCTGCAAACACCAATTTTGGCTGGCGTGCTTATGGTTCAGGTCACAATGCCACGAACCCCCTGCAGAGCGCCCAAATATGGGTAATGACAGGGCTTGGCGTCAGCAACGCATTTGAAATATACGGCGACGTCCCCACATGGGTTGTTGGCTATACCACGGCAGGGGTAGTCTTCCATACAGACCCAATTTCCCGGAATATAACCCCAGTAAACGCATGGGTAACTGCGCCGGCATTGCCAGCCGGGGCTATTGGTGGGATGTACGAGTTTGCCGGTTCTAGTACCTCGGATACAACTTGGGGCGTAAGGATGAATGGGTCAACCGATAACCGTTTCGCCCACCAGCAACACGGCTTTGCTATTATCGGTTGCGACTCTTCGGGGCAGGTACAGGCAAGAAGATCCTTAACAGGCACTGCCGTGTACGAGGTAGGGTATATCACTGACGGGGCCACATTTGATATCAACGGTTCCCCCGTTTTCACAGCCCCCAGCACTTGGGTTAATGACATCGTTCCTACTGGGTCAAATGGCGGGCTGTACGAGGTTACTAAGTCAGGAATACCTGATGGTTTTGGCCTAAGTACCGGGGTAACGCCGACGCGATTGTTCGGTAATGCAAACCTACACCCGTGGGGTATTGTCGGGGCAACCCAAGCCGGGATAGTCGAGGGATTTGTCCCAAATGCCAACCTCCAGATATACAGGATTGGCATCACTGAGGCCGCCGCACCCTTACCCCAGCCCATCGACGTAACCCCAGCCAAAGCATCCCTTGCCACCACAGCATATGCGCCCTTGGTGTCTTTCACCAACAACATATCGGTAGCGCCAACCAAGAATGCCCTTGCCACCACAACATATGCACCGCAAATATCCGTCACCAACAATATATCGGCATCCCCCGCCAAGAACGCCCTCGTCATAGCCGCCTACCCCCCGGAGGTAGAGGCAACAACCCACGTCTATCTATACCCACTACCAAAAGTAGTCTCCTTAACAGGTCATCCGGTCTGGATAGATGTCACCGACCACACCCAGGCCATGCCGGGGACAACAGACCTGTATATCAATACCTACTCACCAGATGTGTCGGTTAGTACCAGTATTGACGCCATTCCGGGGGCGGCAGGTCTTAGCCTGTCACTATTCGCCCCCCTTGTCTCAGTAACCGCCAATGTCGCTCTTATACCAGGGACGGCCGAACTTGGGCTTTTACCAAACGACCCAGAGGTAGACCTGTCCGACAATATCACCCTTATGCCGGGGGCAACTGAGTTGGGACTAATGCCCTTTGTCCCAGAGGTAGACCTGTCCGACAATGTCATAGTTTTCCCTGGCTGCGCCCAGCTGGTACTGGCAAGGTTTCACCCGATTGTCACTGGCGGGGAACCACCCCCGGAGACCACTGACAGCTTAATCAAGTACGTCTATGACCTGCTCAGGGGCGATGAAAAGCTTAATCAGATAATGGGCTGGGATGTCCAGGTCTATCCGGTGTGGGCCCGCCCTGACGCCAAGATGCCCTATATCGTCCAGATGTGGGATATGCGTGTCACCGACGAGCCTTACCCACTGCGGATGGCAACCTTATGGCTGCATCTCTGGAGCGAACACTCTACTACCAGACAGATTCTCCTAATGCGCGAGAGGGCCGCCGTCCTGCTGGACGCCTTAACCTTTACTACCCCCGCCGTTAGTAATGCCCGCTGCCGGCTGGCAACTGACGGCCTTATCCCCGACGAGCCGGGTATTTATCATCTGGCTATGCGCTTTGATGTCCGGGTCTACCGGGCAACAGAAACCTATCAAATCCTAACAAGATAATCTTAAGGAGGTACAAACCCATGTCTTTGCCACTATCTGGGGTTACCCCCAATACCAAGGGCGGCTTTGTAACCGGCCCTGGTGTAGTCTACAAAAATTATGACCTTGAAATCCCTCGTGACGATGAAACCCAGCCCGGTGTCCCCCTTGGGGCAACCCGCGGTGGGGTAACCTTTAACTCCAACATCGTTACCCGCCAGATCCCAGTTGACGGCCTGATGGACCCCGTAAAATGCTTCAACAAGCGCGCCCCCGGGGCCGGTCCTCAGCTCACCGTCAGGCTTCTCGAGCTTACCCAGGAAACCCTGAAGCTATCCCTCCCCGGGGCTGTTATCACTGAGAACGGTGGCGTTACCGCCGGGGAAATAAGCGATGAGTCGTATATCGACAACATCACCTTTATCTGCTCTACCACCGATCCCAATGGCAAGTATTTCTATATCGTCATCCGTAACGCCCTGGCCACCGCTGTGTCGCCCATGAGCTTCCCGGATAATGACGAGGGTGTCCTAGAGGTTACTTTTACTGGCCATCGGCTTATCACTGACCTTGCCACCGAGCCCTTTGAATTCATTACCGCCGATGCCAATCCCGAAGAGGAAGGGGACGGTTAGTGACGGAGAAAGCCACAATCAACGTCCGTAACTTCAACAACGGTGACGTCTTTACCTTGGGCAAAATCCTGGCCAAGACCTCCCGTTCAATACTGGCTCAAATTGCCCTGTTATCCGAGGGTAAGCTGGATATTACCGAGATGGGGATGACCCTCTTTATCAACATCCTCTCCGAGGGCGGGGACGATATCTCGGTGTGGCTGGCTGACATGTGTGGGCTTACCCCCGAGTTGTTTTTGGCCCAGGACAAGGACGGCGTCACGGTATTTGATGCCATTGATGCCCTCATCAAAAAGGGCGACATCAAGGATTTTTTCGGGAAAGCCTCAGCGTTGGTGAGAGCCCTGAGTACGCTGAGGGCCTCCTAGACCTCCTCTTATCCCGCTACCACCTCCCCTTGGCGGGACTGATGGAGCTTCCCATCGCCATTCTCCCCCGTGTGCGCAAGGTACACCGAGAGGATGCCACCAGACAGGCCGCCTTGCTTACGTCCCAGATACTGTCTGCGTATAGTACCGCTGTTGACCGCAACAAGGTCTCTTTCCCCGCCTTTGTCCGTATGCTGGGGCTGGATGACAGCCCGACCCCCGAGCATCCCCGCGCCAAGACAATGACCAAAGAGGCTATCTTCGCCGGGGCAGATAAAGCCGCAGACAGACTAATCCAAGCCCGCAAGAAACAAATCAAAGAGAAAAGCCATGGATCTATTTGAAATATTCGGCAAAATCACCTTAGAGGGGGTACAGGCCGTTGAAAAGAGCCTGACCGACCTCGAAAAGAAGTATAAGGACAACGCCGCCGGGCTCAAGGTTCTCGGTGGGGCCTTTGCTGCTTTGGGGGCGGCTATGGTGGCCGCCACTGGGTACGCCATCAAGAGCGCCGTTGAGGTAGAGGGAACAAAAACCGCCTTCCAAAACCTAGCTAAGGCCGCCGGGCAATCCGGGGAAGACATACTCCGGGCTATGCAGAAGGCCTCATCAGGCACAATATCCGAGGCTAATCTCATGCGCTCAGCCACCCGGGCCATGACTATGGGGGTGGCCTCAGACATCGAGGAGTTTACCTCCCTCATGGAAATCGCCCGGCTGCGCGGCTCTGAGATGGGGATTTCCACCGCCGAGGCCTTTGATGTCCTTTCTGACGGCATCGGCAGACTCTCCCCCCTCATGCTAAAGCAACTTGGTATCGTAATTGATACCACCGATGCCTATACCAGATACGCCACCTCAATCGGCAAGACCAAGGACGAGCTTACCGAGGCCGAGAAAAAGCAGGCCCTCTACAACGAGATACTAAGCAAGAACTCCGACGCCCTAGGCTCCAGCGGCGATGTCGCCATGACGGCCAAGGAGTCCATGGAGGCCTTAAAGGCATCTTTTGATGACCTCATGTCCGTCATCGGGGAGATGTTCTTGCCGGCCATTAAGGAGATTGCCACCCGTATTACCACTGTGGTTAAGGCCGTCAAGGAGTGGATGGACAAAAACCCTGAACTGGTTGATGGGCTTAAGGCTGCCGGAATTGCCCTCGGTATAATCGTGGGGACAGTGGTCACCCTTAACGTTCTTATGCCCCTCCTTGCCGGTGGAATTAGGGCGGTGGGGGCGGCCTTCCGCGCCGCTCTGGGTCCGGTGGGCTGGATACTTATGGCCCTCGAGGCTATTGTGGCCTTAATTATCGCTAACTGGGATAAAATCGTCGGCTGGTTTAAGAACCTCTTTGGTATCAAAGACGATGCCAAGAAAGCCACCGAGGCCGTGGCGGAGCTTACCGAGGCCACCGAGGACTTCAGCGAAGCGGCGCAAGAGGCCGCCGCTCGGTCCGAGGAGGAGCAAAAGGCCCTCGAAAGGCTGATTGACCAGGTGCGAAAACTATCCGTCGCCTATGAGTACGGGGAGACAGCCGCCGGTCGGTACGGTCTTACCTTTGACAGCGTCACCAAGTATCTATTGGCACAAGGATACTCAATCAAAGAGCTAACCGAGCTGGTAGAGAAATACGGCGATGACGTGAACGCCATTCTGGCCGCCGTAGGACGTGATGCCCGGGAGGTTGCCAAGGCCCTGGAGATCACCACTGACAAGATGATGTCCAATATGCAGCGGTACACCAAGGACGCCAAGTCCGCCGCCGAGGACCGTTATCGGGCGGAGAAAGCCGGACTCGATACCCTAAGTCGGGAGTACAAAGACGCCTACAACGCCCGGATCGGAATGATAAATGACGAGCTCGCGGCAAGGATCCGCGCCATTGACGAGGAGCTATCCCTTACCGTTGAGGGGTATCAATCACGAATTAAGGCCCTCGAGGATGAGCAAAAGGGCGAGGACCGCGCCCGCAAAGAGGCCGAGGATAGGCAGAAGCTCGAGTTCCTGCAATCCCAGATGCGCCTCGAGCGTGATTTGGACAAGCGGGCCGAACTGCAGGAGCAATACAACAAGCTACTTCAGGACATCGACGAGCGCCACCGTAAAGAGTCCCGTGATGACGAGAAGGTCTTTTTGCAGGAGCAGATATCCGAGGCCCGCAAGGCTGCCTCAGTCGCCAAGGATGACGCCAAGACCGATGCCGAGGAGCAGAAAGCCGCCGCCAAGGATAAGCTTGACCTTCAGCTTGAGACCAACGCCGCCATTGACGCCGCCAATCAAACCTTGCTTGAGGCCGAGCTTGCTCGCTACGATGCCAACCTCTTGGCCTTTGAGAACTTCCTTGACGATAAGCTGCGTAGCACCAGCGAATACGTCAAGGAGTACAACCGCCTGATGGCCGGATTGGGGCAGGAGCAGGTGGTTGATCCGTCCCAAAGGTATCGGACTGATGCCGACCGGCTGCAGGCCATGGGGCTGGACTCATCTCGCATCTTAAACAACCCGGTCAGGCTTCCCGAGCTTGCCTCCGGCGGGGATATCCTGCGCGGAGGGCTGGCTCTGGTCGGGGAGAGGGGGCCGGAAATACTGGATCTCCCCACAGGCTCGCGGGTTACCCCTTTATCTGGTGCCAATCCCGGGGATATCACAATCCAGATAAATAACCCAGTAGTGCGCAGCGAGCAGGATATCAACGACCTGGCCACCAAGGTAGGGAGGGTACTCAACCGGGAGTACCGACAGGCCCGGAGACTGAGGGGGATATCATGAGCGGACAAGGACCCAGTTTAAGCTATGATGGTACCGACCTCGGGCAGTACGGGCTGGTAATAGGCTCCAAGGATGCCTTTAACATTTCCTTTGCCCAGGAGACGGTGCAACTATTTGAGCGCAGTTACTCCGCCCCCTCCAAGCGCACCCCCAAGACAATAAGCCTGGAGTTCTCGGTACTGGGGACATCACCTTATGACTTGCTATCCAAGCTTGATGTCATAAGGTCGGTTTTAGGCCGCCACGACGACCGGAAGCTTACTATTGACTCCGTTCCCGGTCGCTTCTGGATGGCCCGAACAGTCGGCTTCTCCGGGGCAACCGGAGCCGACAACCTCTTTGAGGGGGATGTAACCTTTCTGTGCCCCGACCCACTGGCTTATGATACCGTGGAGTCGGTTGCCACATATGCTATTACAGCATCCCCACAGACACTATATATAGGGGTTGGTGGCTCGGCCCACGTTCGCCCGACCTATACCCTTACCACGGCGACGTCACTATCGTCCCGCACTATCACGGTTGCAAGCGGGGCCACCAATCAATCCCTGACCTGGACGGGGTCAATTGCCGCCAATACCCCCCTGATTATCAATACCTCTCGCTGGCATGTCACCTACGGGGGTAACCCCTCAATGGCCACAGTAGGTGGGGCCTTTCCCCAGCTTGCCCCCGGGGCGGCAAACCCCATCACAGTTACCAACTTCGGTACGACCGGACAGCTGGTCGTGACCTATCGCAATGCCTATCAATAATAATAACTTTAGGAGGCTTACACATGGCTGCAGCAGGACTTGTCACATTTACCAACTCGGCTCGGACTTATCTGCTTAACGGCACCCTTAACCCCGGCACAGACAATTACAACATCGCCCTCTTTACCTCGGCATCCAACCTCGGCTCCGGCTCCACAACCTACGCCACCCTGACTGGGGAGGTTGCCAACGGTAACGGATATGCCACCGGGGGCAAGGCTATTACTATCTCCCTATCTGGGACAACAACGGTCACCGTTACCGCCTCAACCCCGGTCTCGTGGGTGGCCGCCGGGGGCTCAATTCAGGCTTACTACGCGGCTGTCTATAAGGTCAACGGGGCTATCCTTTTCTACTTCACCCTCAAAAGCCCGGCAGGTAATATCGACGTTACTGACACCAATACACTGGCAATAACCGCTGATGCCGCGGGCTTCTTTACCCTGTCCTAAGCCGGTGAGTGATGGCCCAGACCTTTTACTTCCTGCCAGGGCGGGTAAGGCTTTATCCTCCGCTCACTGGTGCTTGGACGGACTTTAACCTCAACGACTATGTCCCGTCGCTTCCGCCTAACGCCACGGGGGCTATTTTGGACATGGTCATCTACAACACCAGCTCCAGCAACTCCGTTGGCTGCCGGATGCGGGGAAGCACCGATAGCCATCTCTTTAGCTTCCGCAACGAGTGCTCCACGGCCATCTGCGGGTTGGACTCATCCAAGATATTCCAGCTCTCGGCCACCGGGGGGTCTACAAGTGACGTTGCCATCTACCTCCGCGGGTATACAACGACTGGGGTAACCCTTACCACCAACGCCACCCAGCAGACTATCTCAACGGCTAATACCTGGGTAAATCTGGGTATTCTGCCGTCCAACGCCATCGCTGGAATATACCACGTGGCCGGTAATGGGCAACCGGTAGGGGTGCGTCCGGGCGGGGCCTTTGCCTCCAGAACTGGTGCCGCCTATGACACCATGGCAACCTGCGGGGCGTTTGGCAGATACGTTGAGGGTTTCTCCGCCAGTTACAACAACACCCGCCATCGCTACCAAGGGTATATCACCGACGGCTATAACTTTACCAGTGAGGGGGTAGATGTTACCCCGCCGTACTCACCCAACTACCAGCCTCTTCCCCCGCTGCCGCCCAATGCCGTGGGGGCGATCTACGAGGTAACCAGGAATGGCATGTTCGGTCTTCGGGCGGGTGGCTCCACCGATGACCCTTACGTCTGGACCTTTGGCCATACCTGGTATATAGCCGCCTGTGACGACTACGGCATCGTCGAGGCCAAGTTGGCCACGTGCATGATTTATCTGCTGGGCTACCTTGTGGGTGGCCCGCGAACAATTACAACTACCCCGCAACCAACGGCTATTACCCTGGCGACGCTACCTCCCATTGTTACGGCAACCGATGACGTCTCGGTTATTCCCCAGACCACAGCCCTGACTATTGTCGGCGGAACACCAGACGTGCGGGTTGACCGACCGGGTGACGTCTTCCCTGTCACCTCGAGCATCGCCCTTACCACTTACTCACCTGATGTGGCGGCAACCGGCAACTATCTGGCCAAGCCACAAAAGGCAGCCCTGACCATCCGCCCACGCCCACCCCTTATCTGGTCGGGGGAAAAGGACATACCCGCCCAAAGTCCGTATCAGGTGGAGATATGGGAGCCGCCCCGTGGGGGATGGGTCTCGCCTTACTCGGCCACAGCAACTGGGCCGGACTGGAAAGATTTGGATTTGGCCTTTGACCAGTCAATTCTGACCAGTGCTTACTGGCTCAATGGGCTTGATGTAACCTACGGATATGGGGCGGAGATTATTTTTTACCCACAGACGTCTTATATGGACTGCGACGCCATCAAGGTATCCATCTTGGTACATAAGGAAGGTAATCCAGCTGATGGAGTGGGTAATGGTATGATGCGCGTCCGTGCATATACGGACTCATCATACGTCACCGTATATCAGGGTAGTATTGACTGCTACCGCTGGGTAGATATACCTTTCGGGCAGAATATCACGATAAGCTCGGTGCGCATAAGCTTTTTGCCTGTCAACAGTCCGGGGCTCCTGGACTACTGGGAGTGCCATATCTGCGAAATGCGCTTCCACGAGGCCTCTGCCCCCGGATCGCTGGTGGCTGTTCTAGATCAGGCCTATGACGTAAAGGCCGAGCTTGATAGCACCGGCGGGGAACGTTTCTCGTTCTCTGTTCCCGGCGATGATAGTAAGCTATCTTACCTTGCCAATCGTGGCTACGACATCCGGGTCAAACGGTTGACGCCATCGGGGTATGCCTATCTGACATCGGGGGTTATGGACCACCGCGAGGATGAGCACGGAGACGGCCTGCGGACTACTATCGAGGTCTCAGGGTATATTTCCCAGCTGGCCGATAGCTGGGTTGACAGCTATAAGACCCAGACCGAGTCATTTGCCCCTGATTGGGTGATAGTCCAGCAAATTATCGGCAAGACCATTGACGAGTTACTCCTCTACCAGTTCCAACCCCGGGCCATTGAGCGGGGAATAGTGGACGAAGCGAGTACCCGACCTGATTACTTTATCCGGGCCGAGGACAGGTCGGTCTTGCAGGCAATACTTGACCTGCAGGACGGCATTGGGGGCGGCTACCTGTCTGTGGACGTTAATCGCAAGCTTAACTGGCGGGGAGTAAACCCCTATAACGGTCGGCAACTGCGCTACCGCAAGAACCTCGCCGGGGTGTCTCGGACTATAAGCTACGCCGATATGGGCAACCGCATCTATGCCTATGGCGGCATTATTATGGCTTCCCCTTACAACGGTCGGCGGATACTACTCTCGGACTTCCCCGGGCAGTCTTTGCCCTACATTGAGGATAAGACCAGTATTGATGCCTACGGGGTTGTTGTCCGGCGCATCTTGGACGATAACGCCCGCTGGCCAGAGGCTCTTTGGCTGTGGGCAAACGCTGAGCTTCGCCGCCGTAAAGAACCCGTTGTCAGCTATAAGGTGTCTTTGGTGGATCTGTCCCCGCTGCCGGGGTATGAGTGGAATAACCTCAGCTTTGGCGAGACCTACCGAGTTATCGACGAGGAGCTCGGGATTACTACCGACATTACCCTGGCCCGTATTACCTATCCCGACTTAAGCAACCCTCTGGCCGTCGAGATTGAACTGGCCAACAGACGGCTATCTATTACCGACTCCCTCACAGATATTGTGAGGGGATTATAAGAAAGGATAGATCATGTCTACAATTGAAGTTACCCCTACCACAGCCAATCTTGGTGTTAGGGCTCCCAATCCTGCCTTGGAGGGTATCCGACGTGTCATCGCCGCCGGGGGCAAGCATAATATGCTACCCGAGGAGATTTGTTCTTGTCAGGCCATGGCCATAGAGTTAGATAAGGCCACTGACTTAACCGTCTGTTTCTCCCAGTTTAACAACCCCATCAAGATTGATTCCGAGGTCTTGCGCAAGTGCCCCAATCAATCTATGGACGCGTTCCAGGGCATTGTCGGGGTTACTGGCGAGCCCTGTGAGGCCGTCCTGCGGCACGATGCAGATGGCAACTACGTCTGCACTGGTAACTACTGCCGCAAGGCTTACCTAAGAACCGAGATTGACAAGGCCAACTGCCCTGTCTGTGGCGAGATACTGTGGCGCAAGCTGACCAAGGGCGGGTCTAATATCCGCGAGGATTACGAGTACCGCTGTATCGTCTCTGGCGACATCTTCCCCCGTGAGGACATGGAGAAATAGCCATGAAGCGCTGGACTATGAGTGGGGCACTGGCGATATTTATCTTTACGGCATCCATGGGGGTGCTGGTGTACTGCATACACCTGTCTGCCAATGCCGATATTGCCCAGCACACATCGGCCTTAATGTCTATGGTTATCGGTAGCCTTATTACCCAGACCATGGTAGTCGTCAACCACTTCTTCCCGTCCAGAAGCGGCGACGGCAGCGGATCGCAACGGACTGAGCGCCCCAAACACTCCCATACAACACCAAGCCCAAATCCAGACAATTAAATGCGAAACAGGAGGATAACCATCTACGCCGACGAAATTCCAACGGGAGATATTCTCGGCTTTTGGTCTTGGCATCATGTAACCCGACTACAACTCATGGGGAATTTCAGTTACGAGATAAAGGCTTATTTTTTGTCCAGTTAAACAAAGACGGTCCACTATACACTTGGCACACCAGAATACTCAACAATTTGTATTGGTATTTCCTCATAGATATCGCCGATGATCGCAGTCATTGTGCCTAAGAAATTGTTCACCGAGATTAGGTCTAAATCGGTTGTGCACTCTAGTATGATAAAGCAGTTCTTGTATTTGTAATAGAATAATTGCTCAGGATCATTTTTTGCTTTGTTATTGATATAAATAAATCCACCGTTTTCAAACGTCTTATCTTGCAGTAAGCAGACCGTTATTCTACTCCCAAGGTCATTAGTGTATTCACCACGGATATATTTTGATGTCGCCATGATTATTCCATCCAAAGTCAAAGCGTCGTAAGGGTATCTCTCATCTATGGAATACAAAGGCTCAGCTGCCATAATATGAGAATCCCATTTTCCAACCAACTTGAAATCGTTGATGGTTGTTAGTGAATCCTGAAACTTTTCCAATAAAACATATTGCTGTTCCTTGTTATTTCTTGAATTGTTCGTTGAAGTCACAATCAATACAGCCGAAACAGCAATCAGAAGTATTGTTTCAATACATAGTATTGCCTTGATTATATTGTTCATTTACCAGCCTCTCTCAAGAAAAATGAGCAGCTGCAACCCACTGCCTAATTAGGCAGTGGGTTGCAGCTGGAGATAATCGCCTAGACGGAATCGAATACCAAAGATATTGAAGTCGGATTCACCACGATGTCTCCTACTGGCAAGAACTCGTTATAAAACATCACACCCAGGTTGGGATTAAGTATATCAACAAGTACACTTCCGCTCGAAGAGACGCCGCCCATGTAGGCTGAAATGAGTAGTTTTCCTCCTGGGTTAACAGTTGTGCTGCCTCCAGCAGATTGCCCATATGTCGTTCCGGCCGAAACAGAAGCCGATAGTGACACCGTTGTGCTAACGGAAGCTGAGGCAAAAGCCAGAACCTTTGCTGAGGCCTCAGCAGACACCGACATGGCGGTGGATAGAGAAGCAGAGCACGATGTGCCATATGTCTGTATGTATGACGCATTAACTGGATTAGGAGTGTTATTCTCAAAATAACAGTCTCCTAAGTAGTATTGCTTCTGTGTCTTGTATGCTGAACTACCATAGTAATCTATCACATAAACACATAGGTATGAAGCCATGTAAGATCCTAAATAAGCCCTTGTCTGTGATCCAGTATCATATTCAGTATCAGCAATTGAGGTGTTGTTTTCGTAGGCAGCCATCTTTCTGAGGAAGTCGCTGTAATCCACATATGGCTCAGCGATAGCGCAATTTCCGTAAAGTTTTTCGAATTCCTCTTGAGTATACCAGGTAACCTCAACTGTATCGGGATTTACGAGGACAGAGCTCCCGATATCATCAGAGTATGCTCCAGCTGGTGTTGCGACAAGAGCAAACAGCATGCACGCTACTAAAAAGGTAGGGATAATATTTTTCATCCTTGTCATTGCTTGTCTCCTTATAGTTTATTCTTTTGTGCCACTCATGAACTGAAATTCCCAATGATTTATAGTCAGGTCACCTGATGCCAAGACCAAAGGCTGTGAATATCTCCCGTTGGAATTTCGTCGGTGTAGATACTACTTCCCCATAGCGACCGGAGAATATTGTTCTGCGATACGAGCCTAGGCGCGTCATAACCTCCCGTAATGAATAGCGTCGTGAGAGTTTATCGTCTTTTGGAAAGTCTGCACGTCTAACCCAAGCACTATCCAGTGTTGTCCGGATCTGAGCGGTAAGTATCAATGCCAAAAACTGTACCAGTACCCTGCCACGCATTGTGTCTGAGTTATGGGTGCGCAGTCTCTTCATATCCAGTTCGTTCTTTAAATCGTCGAAGGACTGTTCTACCAAAGAGCGCTCGCGATAGGTTTCCAATGCCGCAGAAGCCCTCTTTTCACAGTTGGTTATAATCACCCAATACCCCGCACGATCTTTCTTATAGACATTGATGGCATCCTGATTGCGTGTTACCTTGCGTCCGCGTTTTGGTGTTTTCTTGATGCTAAAGTAGGTATCGTATGCCCACTGGTTCTCATCTTTTAGATTGCCAGATACGAGCTCATCTTCCCATGCAGCTAAATTAGCAAAGAGGGAAAGAATATGCTCTGTCCTGCGGGCAGTGTCGTAATAAACATGTTGCCATACCCTGTGTTCCCCCACCTTGGAAAGTATCGTCATCCCATATACCGCGTCTTTCTGGTCATCAGTTATAGAGATAATGTGTTCCGGCATTTCCACTTCGTCGCGGTATTGGTCAATGAGTTTTTGGGCCAACTTAATGTTTGACGGCATGGGGATATAGAATCCAAGATGCTCTCCCAATAAGAGTTCAAGGTTAGACCAAGAATAAAAACCGCGGTCTAACAGCATCCTTATCTTGCTAATGCCGTACTTATGCATTCTCTCGCAGAAGGCTTTCATGGCTTTAACATCAGACATTGAGCCGGGCAATACTTCGTAGTAAGTAGGGATACGATTGGATACAGAGGTGAGCAGTGCCAGATTTATCTGAGCCATCCTCTCACAATCACGGTTATGCCCCCATTCCACAAAAGGATTAGAGAGGTTATGGGAAGATACTGATGTAATATCAAAGCAATACTGTTCATGGCTGCCTTTGTCGCGATGTTTCATCCAAGCACATAGGAAATCTTCTTGTTGACTGTGAGTTACCGATGCCAAGCATTTAGATATTCCCTGAGATGTGGGTAAGGTAGTATGCGCGGGACAGTCATTGTCTTCAATCCATGCGGATGCACTACACATTGTGCCGCCAGCGGCAACTACGGCATAAGCCAAAGACATCAACTTATTCGCTACATCAGGACCAAATGACTTGCGAAGCACACGGCCAAGTCCTGTTTCCTCCGCGACCTTGGATAACACTAGCGATTGGCCGGTTACAACCGATTCGCTTACCATCTCACCCTTCTCCAGTGCCTCCCTGGACCTAGTATCAGAGAAGCGCTTGTTGTATAACACCTCCCCATTATCCCCTAACTTACCGAGACAGACTTGACGATTATAAGAATGCTTCTTTGATTTGTCCCAATACGATTCCTGTCGATAAACATAAGTAGTGCCGTTTTTCTTGCGGTGATAAGTTAAAGTAGCCACATTACACCCCTTTTCAATCATATGCCATGACTATATTATAGCGTGTTAGTAGATACTATTCAAGCATTTCGCGTAGCCATGGTAAAAAGACAAAGGAGAGCCAGTTATGGCATTATGATGCTTGAGTCAGGCGTGCTTGCCAAACAAACTGACTATAATTTATGGGGAATTTTAGT